TGCGGCCGTTGCAGCTTTAGCCCGCACCATACGCACTGGATCAGATAGTTGCCCGAGAAAAAGATGCGGCTGCGGGTCAGGCAGCTCGGTCCCGTTCCTTCGTAGATGTTGTCCGGGCTCGCGCCCTGGCGATGATTGCAGAAAGCCTGCAACGCCGAGGCCTTTTTGGCATTGGCCTGCGAAGTCAGTTGCATCTGCTCGCGCTGCCGCACCAGCATCTTCTTCCGTTCCAGGTAGCTGGTGTTGTCCTCGCGAGCGCGCTCCAGATTCAGCCTGCGCGTCTCCAGTTCCACTTCCAGGATCTCGCGTTGCAGTTCGTCGTTGCTCTTGGCCATGATGTGGTTCCTTCGGTTCAGCCATTTTGCTCTTGCGGCCGGTCAGGTTCGGCCGGCCGCTCGAGCCGTCGCAGTTCTGGGGTTAGGTGGTTTGCGGCACGGCGCGCGCAATCCGCGCGAGGCTGGTGTTGTTCGGGCTGGGCCCGATGCCGCTGATCATGTTGTAGCTGGTTCCGGCCGCGATCACTCCCGCGCCGTCATAGGCCGAGCGCGCATACTCGCCCGCCCACAGGTCGAGGTTTTCCCACTTCATGCCCGGATTGGTGTGGCGCGCGCTTTCGAGCGTCACCCGGATCATGGCGTCCTCTCCGGCCAGGTAGGTCGAATACGCCGTCAGGCTCGATCCCTGCCAACTGGCGCTGCTGGTGCAGTTGGTCGATGGGAACCAGTCGCCGCCGAACAGCCGCAGAATGCCCACCGCCGTCTCGCCTTCGTCCTCGTCGGACAGCTCTTCCAGCTTGGTCTGGCCTTCGCCGGTATGCTTCAGGATGTCCACGATGGAGTTGTTGGTGTTGTCGAGCGCCGTCAGGTCGCCGATGAATGCGGGCAGGATCTTCCCGATAAACCGTCCCGCCTGCGGCATCGGCCGTACCTTGGCCTGCAAGAGCGACGCCGGCATCTGCTCGATGATCTGTTTGGTGAAGGCATAGAGCGGCCCTACCGTCGAATCCTGGTTGTTGGTGTTCGCGTCCAGCGTGCCCAGGTAATCGAAGTTGGTCATGATCAGGTCGTCGTAGGTCTGGCCCAGCATGTAGGCCAGCATCTTCCGATAGTTCATCAAGTCGTCTGAAATCGATGTCATGAACGTGAAATCCGAAAAGTTCAGGTAGTTGGCCCATTGTCCCAGCACGATGTCGCGGAAGTTGCAGCTAACCGAGACCGGCGATCCAATGGTCCCTTGCGTTTGTTGCACCAGATCCGGCCCGACGGGCGACAGCATGAAGTTGCGGAAAGACATACCGCTCTTCACCGGCTGCGTCATCGGCGTGCACATCCTGAACATGAAGAGGTTCGCCGCCAGCCACTTCATAAAAGCTTTGTTGTAGTGCACCGTCAACGATGCCTGCGGCATGTTGCCGGTCTGCATTGAGGCTGGACTGGGCCCATCGCCCAGCACGCCGCCGCGCGCCAGTATGCTGGCTCCCGCAAAAAATTGATCGGCATAGCCGTAGCAGGTCAGCGTCAAAACCAGCAGGATCCAGCCCAGGCCCACGATTGTCCATTCCACGGGTTTCAGCACAAAGCGAATCAGCATCTCGCTCGCTCTGCTCACGCCATTCAAATCCATCGTCCTCCGCTTCATCTCATTCTCCCCATCTGGCCTCAGGCGGTCGCCTGTTGCCGTGCGCCATACCAGAAGTCGCAGGCTTCCCGGTAGTCCTTCCCTGCCTGTCCGCGATCTTTGAGCAGGCGGTCGGTCTCCTTGGTAGTCAGCTTTTCCAGTTGCGCCCGTGTGTACTTCGGCTGCCAAGTTGCCTGTTGCGTCGCATTCAGCCGCGTTGCCCGATGGCTGGTCGCAAAGGCGCCTTCTTGCCTCGACGGTACGGGAGCCGGCGTCTCCGCCGGTGGCACTGCGGGGGTTGATGTGCTGTTCTCAAGGGCCGCCTCCTCCTGTGTCAACAGGTAGCCGCCCGCCGTCAATTCCTGGTAGACCATCTCCAGCGTCTCCGTTCGAATGGCCTCAAGCCGTCCTCCCACGCGCATCCGTGCGTTGTCGGTAATCAGCTTTTTGTTGTAGAGCGAATCCTTCAGCTCCGGATGCGTCGCCGCCCAGGCTGTCGCGGTACGCTCGAAGGCTTGCGCTTTTTCGTGTTCCAGCGCGCGATGGCTCCGGGCCAACCGCTCGCTGGCTTCCGCGGCCCGTTTCGGGTCCTGCAGCGCCTCGGTCAGTTGCAGCGTTTCGTCGGCGGTCAGGATGTCAGGACTCCGCGCCGGCACAAGTTGCGGGCCTGCGGCGGTTTTTCCGGCGCCCTTCTTCAGTTCGCTGATCAGCGACTGGCCAAGCATACTGGTGCGCTCGATCTTGCTCAGCACGGCCTCCTGGTCCTTGCCGTAGACGCGAATGGGCGCGCTGCCATCTTCTGGGTCCAGCACGCGGCACACGCGGCCGTCCGTGATCTTGGTTCCATCCGGCTTCTCGTCCGTCCAGTAAGCTTTCATCTCAGTCCTGCTTTGCGGCGCTTCGTTTCAGCGCCTTCACTTCCTCGTCGATCAGCGCCTGCAACTGCTTCCGCATGTCCTTCCACATGCCAAAATACGCCCAGCCTCGGGCAATCGCGTCGGCATTGGCCAGCGGATCATTCTGACTCAGCACGATAGCACTTCTTTCCAGCGTGGCGCAAGTCCTTTCCATCAGCCGTTCCAGCACCCGCCAGCCGGCGCTCGCCACCAGCCGCGTCAGTTCCTTGCGCTCTTCGTCGTAAAGCGGCCGTTCCAGGTCGTCAAACGCCGCCTCCGGCTGTTCCTGCGAGGCTTCGGGGCGCTCCTCTACCCCATCTCTCAATCTTTCCAGTTCCGGCGTCAGCGGCTTCCCCGCCTGAAAGTCCTCAAGCCGCGGCATCACCCCTCCATCCCCGGCACGCCGCTGCGCAGGTAGCCTTCGTCCTCGTTCCGTTCCAGCAGCCCTTCGGCGCGCTCCAGCTCCACGCTTCCCGCCGCACGCTCCGCGGCCACGGTGGCCAGCTTGGTGGTCAGGTCGCCCTGGCTGCGCACCTGCTGTTCGGCAATCTTGTTCTTGCCCCGCTGCGTTTCCACCGCCAGCTCGCCCTGCACCTTCTGCGCCGCCGGGTTCTGCTGCTTATAGGTCACGCGCTCGCGCGCCGTCATGGCGCGGAAGATGTTGTCCGCGTTCCCATCCAATTCGCTCATGCGGATAAAGAGCGCCTCGATGGCCTCGAAGTCAATGGTCCTTCCCGTCTGGTGCAGCGCGTCCAGCAGTTGCGGCTGTTGCAGAATCTGCAGCAGGAAGGGAATCAGTTGCAGGATCGCCGCCTTGGCCGACATTTTTTGTCCAGCCAGCACGTTCACCGTAAACTCGGCGTTCAAAAACTGGTCGAAGTCGATTTCGTCGATGATGGCCTTAGCGAATTTCTTGGCCAGAATCTCGCGGATCTCGGCCAGCGGCATCTTCAGCCGCACCATCTCGATCAGGAAATAGATGAACCGCTCCAGCGCCCAGCTTTCGTAGAGCACCGGCTTTGAAACATTTTCGTCCGCCTTGCCGCCCACGCGGTTCACGCCCGCCGCGGTACGCATGGCGCTCGATCCCGGTCCGCCCAGATTGCCCTGCATGGTGGTCGAGTTCGCTCCTACCACGTCTTCACCGCCGTGCAGCGCCATGTCCAGCACGCGCCACGCATCCGGCGGAATGATCGGCTTCTCGGCGTATCGCGCCGCCTTGGTCACGTCGCCGCCCGGCGCATCCACCTGCCAGAATGTGCCCAGCCCAGCGACTACGTTCTGGGTCGGAGTGGTCATTCCCCGCGGGATCATCAGCGGCGTGTTGAACCACATGCCGATCATCTTCAGCACTTCGTTCAATACTCCGGTTTCCATGCGCTGATCGTCGAGATTGATCTTTCCGATGCCCATGCCGTAGCCGGAGTTGGGCATATTCCACCAGTTGAAGGCGTAGTGCAGCGCGTGGTCGCCCATCTCGTGGGCATCGTTCCGAATCGTGATCTTGCGGTCGTTGAAACAGAGGATCGCCTGCGCGCGCTCCGCCGTCCACATAGTCACGATCATGCCTTCGCCGTCCAGCGGGCTGGCGCTGGTCTTGCGCTCTTCGCCCTCGGCGTGCATGGCCAGGCTGGATTGCTGTTCCATGCTCTGTGCCACGGCAGACGCCGCCGGCGCTTCCAGTTGCGGATTCACAAAAAAGAATTCCTTCAGTTCCTCGTCGTCGGGCAGGTTCTTGTAGCAGCTCAACTCGCGCAGTTGCTGCAAATCCTGGAAGCTCAGGTAATCCACGTCGATCACATAGCCCGCGCTCTCTTCAGGCGCGTTTGGCGTGCACCACTTGGGATCGAAGAATGTGTAGCCCAGCTTGCGGAACTCGATAAACGGCCAACTCTCCTTCGCGTCCTCCTTCACTTCCTCGAAGGCATCGCTCTTTTCTGTCGGAATGCTGGTCTCGCCTGTCACCGGCAATGTAATTTTGGGCTCGGCTACCTTGCGCCGCCGGCGCTTACGCACCACGGTGCGCTCTTCCCATCCCGGCTTTAGGATGCCGGTTCCGAATAGCCGCGAGCACTCGCCCGCCAGCCCAAAGTTGTACTCCGCCTTGGCCCGCTTCATCAAGATCCAGAGCAAGTGCGTCCAGGCCTCGAGCATCAATTCCGTGGTCGCGCCCTCCGGCTGCAGGGCAAACGATTTTTGGTTGGACCAGATGCCGCGGTGCACCTGGTTGTCCATGGTGTTCGCGTTCTTGGCGATGATGTAGCGCGCGATGCGCACCGGGCGCCCATCGGCCGGGCGCAGCCAGCGGTCGTTGTTCTGGTTCTGGTAGTAGTAATCGATCGCCTGCCAGTCCAGCAGCCAGGAGTTTTGTTCCAGATAATTTTTGCCCAGGTTGTAGTTTTTCCAAACCAACTCGGCAACCGCGTCGTCGGAGTAAACCGGCTCTTCCACGCCGCCGGCCGTGATTTCGACATCTTCCTGGCGAATCTCGCCCAGCGGACGTTGCCCCGGCGGCATTTCGCCGCCCATCTTCGGCTTTTCGGCGTCTACTACTGTCGTGCCCGCGTTTTCGTATTCGTCAGCCATCGTTTCTCTCGAAGATCACAATCATAGATGGAAAGGGAGCAGCATGGACAGCTTCGCCAAATTTAAGGCGACCACGTATGAATCTAATCTCTTTCGCGTGAGGCAGAACGACTTCATGAAACCAATTGACATCCGTGCGCGCTGGCAATAGAAAAACTGCTATCTCCGCTTCGAATCCGCGCTCCAGCCAATCGCGAATTCCAGGGCCGTAGGGTGGATTGCAAAAAACTCTTTGCTGCGCCCAAGAGGAAAATAGACGTGCCAACCCATCTTCATTACCACCAAGCG